TTAATATTTGAAATGTATTTCATTGATTTTAACTGTATTAATATTACCTTCTTTATTTAACCTTCGAGGGATAAAATCTATTTTAATTAAATCGACGGTGCTTGTAATTAATTCCTCTTTGTTTTCTGCAGTCGCCATTTTAAAGCCTTTGATTAATAAATTTTTAACTGACCTAATTTGTTGTTCATTTAATTCTATATTAATTCGAGGGCTTTCTTTTTCTTCAATATCTTTCAATAACTTATCTGTTTCGTCCATTAATACAAAATATTCTTCATCTTTGATATATCCTAATGACCAAGCGCGGGTATAATTTGCGCGTTGCTCTAATATTTTTTCTTTATTATTTTCAATATCATAATCTTTTGGTTTAGGTATATTTACCATGAAGTTATCTGTTCCTTTTTTTAGTAAAGTATTGATGAACTCTCTTTCAATCTCGCTTTCGTTGAATGAAACATCTTTAACTTCTTTGTTTTTATGACATGTTGCACAAGTATAACGTCTAACTTCATAAGATCCTCCATTAGCACGTTTTTGTATCGAGCTAACTAGGTAGAGTTTGTTTTGACATTGCGGACACTCTATAACACCTCTAAATATAGAATTATGTTTTGTTTTAGATTTATGTGTCCTTTTATCAATAATATCAAGCATCTTTGAATGTTCATCTTCGCTTATGATTGGCTCATGCGTGTTCTTTATTAGTAAATCTCCATGTTTGGTATGTCCTCGCAAAATCGGGTTTCTCATCCACCCAAGTACTGTCTTCCTGTTCCATTTTGTTATACCAGGTGGTTTCTTCTTGCTTTCTAACAGCCTAACAACTTCATTAGCGCTCTTACCGCTCAGTAACTTATCCACTATGAAACGAATATATTCGGCGTATTGATTAGGTTTTAATTTTTGATCTACTAAGTCATAACAAAAAGGTTGAACTTTAATATACTTACCACTTCTAACTGCTGCACGAGCTCCTATTAAAGAGCGCTCTCGTATTGTCTCACGCTCCCATTCTGCCATTGCACCAACCATTGTTATAAATAACTTGCCTATAGCAGAAGTTGTGTCAAATAACTCTGTTGCGCTTTTAAAAGCTATATTGTTTTTTTCGAAAACCTCTAACATTTCCAGTAAGTCTCTAACATTACGTGTTAATCTGTCCAATTTGTATACTAGTACTAAATCGAATTCTTCTAATCTATCAAACAACTTTTGTAATGATGGTCTTTTCATTGAACCGCCAGAAACGCCTGGGTCTGAAAATACTTCGTATCGATCCCAGTCGTTAACTTCACAAAATGAAATTAACTTTCTTTTTTGTTCGTGGATAGAATACCCTTCATTTGCCTGTTCAGCGCTTGAAACTCTAGTGTAAATTGCTACTTTCATGTGTTCCCTCCTCAAAATTGGCAAAAAATAATAAGGGTAGGCGGGCTACCCGAAATTTTATTGTTGAACAACTATTGCTTCACTTCTTGCTTTTCCTACTTCTTTTCTAAAACTATCATATGATTGATTAGGGTGTGTTAACGACATTCCTGGACCACCTCCAGCATGTTGGTTTTTGTCCGGATTATTTTCCATTTCTTCAGTGGCTCTTTTAGCATTTAAATATTCTTCGTAACTAGGTTCGTTTGGGTCGCGTGGTTGTGCTTGTTGTCCATTATTGGTAGCTGGAAGATTCTTCTGTACCTGTTGCTTAGATGTGTTATTGGTTTGTTGATTGTTGTTAATGTTTGTGTTGTTCTCGTTGTTTACTTGATTATTGTTATCGTTTTGATTAGCATTTTCTTTTTTAGCTTCTGCTTTTTCTTTAGTTTCTTTCTTTTTATCTTTGTTCTCTTTCTTCGTTTCCGTTTTCTTGCTTTCCTCTTTCTTATCGCCGTCGTTACTACCACATGCGCCTAACACCAACGTACTTGCTAATAGTAAACCTAATAATCTTTTCATGTTCATTTCTCCTTTGTTTATATTTCCTTATATTTAAAAACTCTCAACGGCTCAAATGTAATAGAATACTCGCCATAGTGAGTTCCAATACCATATATCTTTTTATATTGTTCTATTGCTTCTAATATGTATTCTTCGCTTAGTTGTAGATACTCAGACAACTCATACAAGTTGCGTACGCCATAATTATAAGCTTCTACAATTTCGCGTAGCGGTACAGCTGAGATAAAGCCGTGTCGTCTTGCGTAATTTTCGAACTTGCGATTGTTGAAATTCGAGTAATCGGCTATATCACCGTATGTAAGTTTATTATGCGCTAATTCTTCGAAGAGAATTCCTGCTTTTTCTCTATCTGATAAACCACGCTTTATTAAAATTAAATCTCCTAACCATACCCCGTCTAAATTATCTGGAAGTACATCAGCCTCTCTTATTTCAATATAATCATGTTGTATTAAAGTTTCTTCATATAATCCCATCTGATACATCCTTTACTTACGTTTACTTCTTATATAATCTGCATAATCTAAAACTCTTTGCCACTCGTCATCAGTTAATTCTCCTTCTAAATGAGCTGCACGATGTTGTACTTCGTTTTCTGTTTGTCTATTTTTTAATAGTAAATATTCTGGGGTAACTTTCAATGCATTGGCAATCTCAGCTATATCCTCCATAGGTATTTTTCTGCTACCGTTTTCATATCGGGATAAGGTAGATTTATTGACACCTATCTTAGTTGCAAAATCAGTTAAATTCACATTATTCTCTTTTCGTAGTTGTTTGATTAATTTACCTATTTCCGCTGAAGTTCTCATTTCAAATTTACCTCCGTTTTATTTATAACAGTATAATAACACTTTTCCATATAGGAAACAACTAGCATTTTAAAAGAATAAAAAATATTTTTCGAGATTTTTGTTGACAATTAGGAAACTTAGGTTTAGTATTGAGTTAACTTCAAAAAACGGAGGTGAGCAAATGTATGAGTTCAACGTCAAAAGAATGAAAGCTGAACGCATTGCTAAAGGCATTTCGATTTCTGATATGGCAAAAAAATTAGGAATGACACCAGGAACTTATTCAAAAAAAGAAAACGGGCATATTAGAATTAATGTTGACGATTTAGCAAAAGTAATTGAAGTACTAGAATTGCCACAAGATAAGTGCGGTATTTTTTTTACTTATATAGTTTCCGAAATGTCAACAGAACAAAAACAAACATCTTAAAAGGAGGACACAATGGAACAAATCACGTTAACCAAAGAAGAGTTGAAAGAAATTATAGCGAAAGAAGTTAGAAATGCTATAAAAGGCGAGAAACCAATCAGCTCAGGTGCAATTTTCAGTAAAGTAAGAATCAATAATGACGATTTAGAAGAAATCAATAAAAAACTCAATTTCGCAAAAGATTTGTCGCTAGGAAGATTGAGGAAGCTCAATCATCCGATTCCGCTAAAAAAGTATCAGCATGGCTTCGAATCAATTCATCAAAAAGCTTATGTACAAGATGTTCATGACCATATTAGAAAATTAACATTATCAATTTTTGGAGTGACACTTAATTCAGACTTGAGTGAAAGTGAATACAACCTAGCAGCAAAAGTTTATCGAGAAATCAAAAACTATTATTTATACATCTATAAAAAGAGAGTTTCAGAATTAACTATCGATGATTTCGAATAAAGGAGGAACAACAAATGTTACAAAAATTTAGAATTGCGAAAGAAAAAAATAAATTAAAACTCAAATTACTCAAGCATGCTAGTTACTGTTTAGAAAGAAACAACAACCCTGAACTGTTGCGAGCAGTTGCAGAGTTGTTGAAAAAGGTTAGCTAAATTCAACGGTAAGGATTTGCCCTGCCTCCACACTTAGAGTTTGAGATCCAACAAACACATAAGTTTTAGTAGGGTCTAGAAAAAATGTTTCGATTTCCTCTTTTGTAACAGTTTCAATTCCTTCATATCCTGGAAAAACAATTTTCTTTAAATCCGAAACATGTTTTTTTGAACCATCCTTTAAAGTAACTAGAAGTTTCATACTTATCACCTCCTTAGGTTGATAACAACATTATACATGAAAGGAGCATAAACATTATGCAAGAATTACAAACATTTAATTTTGAAGAATTACCAGTAAGGACATTAGAAGTTGATGGAGAACCATATTTTATAGGGAAAGATGTTGCTGACATTTTAGGATATGCAAACGGACGAGATGCTTTGTCAAAACATGTTGATGCAGAAGATAAGCTGACGTCGCAAATCGCGACGGCAGGTCAAAACAGAAATGTAACGATCATCAACGAATCAGGACTATACAGTTTAATCTTTTCTAGCAAATTAGAAAATGCGAAGCGGTTCAAACGTTGGGTAACTTCGGAAGTTTTACCAACTTTAAGAAAAACAGGAGCGTACCAAGTACCTAGCGACCCGATGCAAGCATTGAGGTTAATGTTTGAAGCTACAGAAGAAACTAAACAAGAAATTAAAAACGTGAAAGATGATGTTATTGATTTGAAAGAAAATCAAAAACTGGATGCGGGAGATTACAATTTCTTAACTAGAACTATTAACCAAAGAGTTGCACATATCCAAAGGCTACATGCGATAACAAACCAAAAACAACGTAGCGAATTATTCAGGGATATTAATTCAGAAGTGAAAAAGATGACTGGCGCGAGTTCAAGAACGAACGTAAGACAAAAACATTTCGATGATGTAATTGAAATGATTGCTAATTGGTTCCCGTCACAAGCTACTTTATACAGAATTAAGCAAATTGAAATGAAATTTGAAAATGGAATATAGGAGGGCTTAAAAATGAGTGAAGAAATGGCGACTTATTGGTTTAACAAAATGTACGAGCTCGGAATTATCCATGAAGTATTAAGGCAGGAGGGAGTTATCAAATGAGTAAAACTTATAAAAGCTACTTAATAGCAGTACTGTGCTTTACAGTCTTAGCGATTGTACTCATGCCGTTTCTATACTTCACTACAGCGTGGTCAATTGCAGGATTCGCAAGTATCGCAACATTCATATTCTATAAAGAATACTTTTATGAAGAATAAAAAAACTGCTACTTGCGCCAACAAGTAACAGAAAAGTATTTAAGAAATAAAATTCAAGTTAAATATAAAACGAAAAACGGAGGAAGTCAAGATGTATTACGAAATAGGCGATGTATGTCAGAAGGTAATTAATGTAGACGGATTTGATTTTAAATTAGCAGTTAAGAAGAAGGACCACAGCATTCTGGTGAATATCTTAGATTTAGAAGATAAGTTTATCGACGGCATAAACATAACTAATGAGAACGATCTATACACAGCATTAGACATATTAAATCAATCTATTTACGAATGGATTGAAGAAAACGCAGATGATTATGACAGACTAATTAACTTAGTCATGAAATGGTAGGTGCGATATGAAACCACATAAATTTAAACGAATGGCAATTGACTTAATAGAACGTGTACAAAGCACTTCTTATCAAGTTGATTATAAGTACAACGTTATATGGGTCTGGCACTACAGCGATGACTATTTAGGAAAAGTCGCATCAATAAATATGCACAACAATGTAGATGACGATAACACAATATTGGCTAGATACGAGAAAGCTAAAAAGATGCTAGCGGGGGAGGTGTTAAGCGATGGCTAATCTATATGAGTTATCAGAAGCATTTAAAGAGTTGTCTAATCAAGATGAATTAGACCAAACATTATTAAAAGACACATTAGATTCTATTCAAGCAGAAATGAATGTCAAAGTAGATAACATTGTCAATTGGAGACGTGAAACTTTAGGTGACATAGATGTCATAGATAAAGAGATTAAACGACTTCAAAATTTAAAAAAACAAAAACAAAATTTAACTGATCGATTAAGAGATTACTTAAAAGAAATGTTAGAAACACAAGAAGTAGATAGTTACCGCACAGCTACTAATCATATTTTTAAACGCAAAAACGGAGCTAGTAAAAATATTATCGATGAAAAACTTATTCCAAAGGATTATTGGCTATCACAAGCCCCGAAACTTAATTCTAAGCAACTAATCGATGATTTGAAAGCTGGGAAAGATATTCCTGGCGTTGAATTAAAGGTAACAGAAAGTCTGGTGATTAAGTGATGAATAAATCAGAAACAGTTGTTGAAATAAATAAAGCTATGGTTGCATTTCGCAAGGAAGTAAAACAACCGCTCAAAGATAAAAACAATCCATTTTTTAAATCAAAATACGTACCTCTTGAGAACGTTGTAGAAGCCATTGACGAGGCCGCAACACCTCATGGACTGTCTTATACTCAATGGGCTTTGAACGATGTAGACGGGCGCGTAGGAGTCGCTACAATGCTTATGCATGAAAGCGGTGAATATATCGAGTATGATCCTGTATTTATGAATGCAGAAAAGAATACGCCACAAGGAGCAGGCTCGTTAATAAGTTATCTTAAACGTTATTCGCTATCTGCGATTTTCGGTATTACTAGTGACCAAGACGATGACGGAAATGAAGCAAGTGGAAAAAATAATAATCCAAAACAGCAAACTAGAACGCAATGGGCAAGTAGCGAAACTATAGGGATTTTAAAGAAAGAGGTTATAAGTTTCACTAAATTGATAAAGGGCACGGATAAAGAAGCGCCACAAAATATAGTAGAACAAAAATTCGACATAAATAACTATAAATTAACAGAAAAACAAGCAGCAGAAGCTATTCAAAAAATACGAAATAACGCAAAAACAATTACTGGAGGAAAACGATAATGTTAAACAGAGTAGTTTTAGTAGGACGCTTAACAAAAGACCCAGAATTCAGAACAACGCCAAACGGTGTAAGTGTAGCTACTTTCACTCTTGCAGTCAATAGAACATTCACAAACGCACAAGGAGAACGTGAGGCAGATTTTATTAATTGTGTAACTTTTAGAAAACAAGCAGATAACGTGAATAACTATTTATCAAAAGGATCATTAGCTGGTGTTGACGGTCGCCTACAATCACGTAGTTATGAAAATCAAGAAGGTCGTCGTGTATTCGTTACCGAAGTTGTATGTGACAGTGTCCAATTCCTAGAACCGAAGAATAACAACCAACAACCAAACAACAATTACCAACAACAAGGACAAACACAATCTGGCAATAACCCTTTTGATAACAACGCAGACTCTATAGAGGATCTTCCTTTTTAGGAGGCGTTAGATGAACGAATTATGGAAAGATGTTGTAGGTTACGAGGGCATATACGAAGTAAGCAGTAAAGGTAGAGTTAGAACTCACAAAAATAAAGTTACTTGGTCTAACCGTTATCAAAAATGGAGGCATTGGAAACAGCGTTATTTAAAAGATAAAACACCTAATGGTCGAGATGTAAGAGTAACCCTTTGGAAAAATGGTAAACGCAAAGATTTTTTAGTCCACAGATTAGTGGCATTCGCCTTTATACCAATGATAGAAGGTAAAATTTGTATTAACCATATTGACGGGAACCCCAAAAATAACAATGTAGAAAATCTTGAATGGTGTAATCACTTGGAAAATAATAGGCATGCATTTGAAACAGGATTAATGCATACCAATATGGCTGTAAAACTTATTAATCATTTAGGTATCGAATATGAATTTATAAGTATGAGTAGAGCAGGAAAATTCTTAGGCAGAAGTCATAGTTATATTAGCGACAAAATAAAAAGTAATCACAAAGATGTTACTGATATACATGGTAATAAATATAAATTTGAGAAGTTGATATAAATGCCAATAATCACCAGTTATATCACTCAAGATGACGGTACAACAACAGTTGTCATCTCGGGTGTTGAATTAGGTAATAAAGAAACATTACTACTTGATAACGGATTTGATGTGGAAGTCGATGTAAGCGTCATAGATCCGTTTCAAATTACCGGCAAGCAACGTCGAAAAATATTCGCGCTTGTCAAAGACATAGAAGAACATACAGGTCAACCAATGGACTATATGAGACATATGTTCATCGAGTTTGTAAGGACTTACTACGGCTATGATGAACGTATTTCACTAAGTAATTGTACGAGAACACAAGCAAGTCAAATCATTGAAGCAACGCTTGACTGGACGTTCTACAATGACATA